TTTAAGCTACGCTTACTGTCAATCAACTCCAACCAATCAGCCTTAACTGTTTAACACTCAGCTACTTAGCTGAGGGTTATTAGCTGAAAGTCTAAGCAAAACCCCCAGTGCATTATACCCACGGGGTTTAGGGCTTCTGTTTTGGGGCGTAGCCCCAACTGACTCATGATACATATAATCCCCACGATCTGTATTACGCACCATTTTCTAAGGTTCGCTGTCGATATTAGTTTTCCACGGTTTGCTCACCTAAACGTTTTAAGATGCTGTTGATCAATGCTTTGGAGATGCTACTTAAAGCGATTTTGAATACTTGACTTTCCAAAAAAAAAGCTGTAACTTCGCCAAGCATTGTTAGCGATGAAACTTCGAAGCTGTTTTTACTACGAAGCGATCTAGGGAGAGTGCGTATGTACGCACAAAACGACACTACGAAGCGTTAATCAAACATATGAAGCTGTGAAGGCGCAAAAACTGTGTTTGTATATTTGCTTGTAAAAGGATCTAGTAGAGATGAGTAGGTTTAAATATAGAGCTGGTAACGAAGAAGACCGTCAGGCGGCTATGGAGCTGGCGGGTGGCGACCTCGACGGTGCTGACTTCAGAGAAACCAAGAGGGAACTAAATAAACAGCGTAGAAGAAACCGTCGTGCTGAACGCAAAGCCAGAAGGAAAGGTGGTGACGCTGAGGACTATGGGTTTGAGGCGTTCACTGAACAGGAGCAAGATGCTGCTGACTACTTCAAGGATCTTAAGAAAGGTAGAAACAAGCGCATAGCCATTGCTGCTGGAGCTGTTGCAGCCACAGCATTGACGGCAGGGTTGGCTACTGGCGCTATTGGAGCGGGCGGTGCTGCTGCTGGTGCAGGTGCAGCCGCTAGTGGGGCCGCTGGTGCGGGTGCTGCTGCTGGGGCTGGAGCGGGCGCCGCAGGCGCAGCTGGAGCAACTGCCGCTGGAACGGGCGTTGTTGAAGGTGTTAAACTTGGGACAAAGCTGTTGAATGCTGGCAAAAAGGCTAAGAATGTTATTGATACAGTGAAGCCAGTTGTTGATGCTGGCCGTATGGTTGCTGAGTCTTTGCAGTCACAAGGAATAGAAACACCTCAAGTCCCTCCAACAGACTATTCTCAGATCCAGTTCACACCTCAGACCTACCAACAGTATGGTATGAATATGGGGTTTGGTAATTCACAGTTGCCTAATCCCGCTGGACCCACCCTGCAACAGGGTGCTGCCAATACTCAGAACTACTTCAACCAGTCCTTCTACTCCCCATACAGCATCAATAACTAAAATTATAAATAACTATATTTGCATTATGAAATACAAGTATCGAAAAGGAGCAGCCATCAAACCCAAGTTGAATTTGGGCGAAATGCTGAAAGAATATATGGACGGGGGAATGATGGATTACCCTGGAGGTGGGTTAATGCCCAAGCGTTATGATGATGGTGGACCTCTGGGAGAGAATGGAGATGAGGATTCAGATTTTGAACCGTTTGTCTTAAACAACAAGACGGCAAACGACCCAGAGTTCCAGCGTTACTTGGAGTCTACTAATCAAAGGGTATATAAAGAGGCTACACCTAAGGGGAAGTATAAGCCACTTGAACCTGGACAGAAAATGAGCTTCTCCGACTTTACGGACATGCTTAGATCAGACGAATACAGAGGAGAAGCAATTGCCGTGAATCCAGAGCTGTTTGATATGGAAGCTGTTCGAAACAGCCCAGGCTCATTTGGTCAAAGAGCCCCAAAATATGAGCAGGTGTTTGGAAGCATGGGCGCAAACAAAAAGTATGAAGACTTTCCAACGTATCAGGAGATAGCAGAAGGTGAGATGGNAGCATATCAGCACAACAGGGAAGTTGAGCGCAAGTACAATGAGTACAGGCAAAANCAACAAACTCCAAGAAGACCAAAAGGCTACATAAGAATTAGACAAGAGGTTGAAGGTCAACCAGGGGTTTACGAAACTATTAGTGTTCCTCGGTACGACTGACACAAACAGCACAAAATAAAAAAAGGCCCTCACGGGCCTTTTCTTTTGTTCTGGTTTTTCGTCAATCCTCAGCAATAATATTTAGGAAGTCGAATCCTACGTATTCAAATACATTTGAGTAAATAGTATTGTCTAATTCCACTGAGCCTCTAAATTCAGCCGCTCTATCTACGTAGCGATCATTAACAATAATGATTGTTCTTTCGCTTACTGGAATTCCATTCTGAGTGCAAAACACTGCGTATGCACCAGCTTCGTCCCATGTGTGCATAGCATTATCAGAATCGTATGTAGCTACAGGAGTAAAATCAAACTCGCTGTAGTTTACACGACCAAACAAGCTAGGGTTGTTGTCCAAGCATCCACCGTGCATTTGAAATACACGGATACTGTCTGCTTCTACTACTGAAGCGAATGACTCAACCAAGCTTCTTGTAAGTGATTGAGAATAGCCCGTTACTGTCAGCAGGGCAAATGCTGCGATTAAGATTGAATTTTTCATAGCAAATAACTGATTTAAATTGTTTCGTAACTTCGGTTTGCTGATCTCAATGTAGGGAGAAATATCATTCAATCCAAATTTTTTTGTCTAACTTCGCTTATTCAATCATAGATTGAAAAAATATTATCACAACCCTAGGATTAAGAAAATTGATCCTTCCTGGATTGCCAATCGAAATGCAGTTAAGCAAAAACCTATCACTGAAAGAGGTCGTGAAATCAAACACGGCCAGCCGCCTTGGGATCGATAACACACCCGAAGACTGGGAGATCAAAAACCTCACGGCCATAGCAGAGAAAGTATTCCAACCTATCCGTGATCACTTCGGTGTACCCATCGCCGTAAGTTCTGGATATAGAGGCAAGCAGCTGAACAAAGCCATCGGGGGCAGCAAGTACTCTCAGCACATGGTGGGGGAGGCGCTCGACCTGGATGCCGACGTGTACGGAAGAATCACAAACGCAGATATCTTCAACTTTGTAAAAGACAACTTGATCTGGGACCAGATGATCTGGGAGTTCGGGGACGACGAGGAACCCAACTGGGTACACATCTCGTACAAGTCTGTGGGGCGCAACCGTAAACAGATTAAGCGAGCCCGCAGAGATGAAAAAAATAAAGTTTATTACACAGTAGAAAATGCCTAAACAAGTATTTAACTACGCTCCTGGAGACACTAAGAAGAAGCGCCCAGGGGTACACGCTAAGACCAGAACTTCTAGCAACAAGCGTAGCAAAAACTACAGGAAGAAGTATCGCGGACAAGGAAAATAGATTTGTCTATATTCGCGCTCCTAAATTTTTTATCATGCGCGAAAAAGAAGAAGACTTCAACGTAGATTTCCTAGATCCAGAAAGAGTTAAAGCGACCGAAGAAAAGGTCAAGAGCGGTAAGATCGTGTGTGATATCCACGCACCAGAAGGGTGCGAGAACTGTAGTGGCTAAAGTGAGTTATAGAAACGTTGCACCGCTAGCCTACCTTTCTGCGACACCGCGTACCGAACTCTATAATTCATTTTTGTCTCGTCCCGAAACAGATGATCCTCTATGGTCTGAGACGGCGTGAGCTTATCGAAATGTTTATATAGATACCCAGCAATCACCAGCGGGTATATCATCCTGTCAGCCAGGTTTTTTCGATTCATGCCATACTCAGACGCTACGTAGTCAATCGTGAAAAACTCTAAGTCGTACAGGAAGAGCAATAGGTGCAGGTACGACTTGGTGAGGTCTGGGTTGCTTTCTAGGAATTCGTTAGTAGCAGAGCGCAGGTTCTTCAGGTGGTTGTGCTTCACATATCGCTCTGGCAACCTCGACACTTCTCTAAATAGTCTAGATCTTTTTACTGTGGACTTGGGCATTTAAATTGTGTCGTATCTTTGATGTAAACAAATTTACATCATGAGTCCCAAAGACACCCTCTTCTTCGCCGAAATGTACTCGCTCGTCAAGAAGATGGAGGAGACTATCGACGAGTTCGAAATGAAAGATCGAGTTCTCGCATCGATAATCGTAGGTGTCCTCGACCTTGAGGCAATAGAATACGGAGACGAGGAAGCTGAAATGAAAACCATGTACAGCTTCAATCTCCAGAGCCGAGCCGAGCTAGAATCGGTAAAGCAGGTTATGGATAATGCCTATCAAGACGATGATGACATCGACCTGGATAACCTCCTGGGTGATTTGGGCATATCCTTAAACTAATGGAAGGACTTATTAGAAAAATTGTCATTGGCAAAGAGCCAAAAGACGGCATGGCTTATTACATCGGCATGCGAGCAGGAAGAGGTGAAGTGTCCGCTATACTAGAAGACGACCACCATCTTCATAAGTTTGGAAAGAAAAGGTATCTTATCTATATTGAAAACGAAGAAGGAACACTCCTTTGGAAGGCGGTAGACGAAATGCCTTGCATGCTTGAATACGATTTAAATTTTTAATTAATGAAAACGTTTAATTTGTTTGTCGTCGAACTAGACAAGACGATAAACGACACCATCACAACGTCTGGTGGTTTAGAGTTGTACATAGACAATAGATTCAATGAGTTTGAAAACAGAGTTACAGAAGGCCCAGTCGTGGCTGTCCCGTTCAAGTACGAAACTGGTGTCAAGCCTGGCGACACGCTTTACTTCCATCACCTCGTGGTTATCAACGAAGGCCAGCCACTTACTGGTGATGATAATCACTACCTTGTCAGGTACGATCAAGACCACGCTGTCAATAATCAAGCTATTGCTTTTAAAGACAGCGACACTGACGCTATCGTTCCTCTTGCGGGTTGGAGCCTTCTTGAACCCTTCGAAGAAGAGGAAGTTCAAGAATCGGAGATTATCGAGGTTGTCAAACTTAAGCAGAAACCAACAACAAGAGGTAGAGTCGCATTTACGTCTCCTGGGGTTGAAGAGATAGGTCTTGAGGTCGGCGATGTAGTTGGGTTCAAAAAGAACATGGATTACCGCATCAAGATAGACGGCAAGGAGTACTACCGTACACGTATCGAAGATTTACTTTACAAAGAGCTCTGACATGTGGAGTAAAGAAGAAACCTGGGAGCTCCTAGAGGAAGAGGAGTGTTTGGTCGCTGATGGGTTCAACGAGGCCGTTATAGGAATCGTTTATGGGGTTCAGCCCAGAGCCGTTTATAGCGTAAAAAAAATTGTTGACATCCTTATGGAGGATATGAGTTACGAAGATGCTGTTGAGTATTTCGAATACAATGTCGCTGGTTCATACCTAGGGGAGAAGACACCCTTGTATGTTTATGATATCCAAGAAGATGTCTAAGTTCACCACGATAAATGCATCTAAGAGGTTGATGGCAAGCATGGAGGTTGCTATCAATAATATGATTGAAGAAGTGAAGAAACCTGTAGACCCAGAGGCTGGTGGGTCTGCAAGAAAAGCAGAATTGCAATCCATTAAACAAACAGCTATTGACTGTAAGGAGTTGCTGATAGAGCGTCAGCGTCTAGAACAAATGGTTAAAGAGCTACAAGACAATGGATCAATCGAAAAAGAAAAAGACTACTCAGGTGGATTCGCAGAAAAATTCTCAAAATAGTCCAAGCGGTTTGATATACTGGGACGACTATGACTTTGATAATCAGGATAATACGGCTGGTTACTTAAACATAAATATATGCACCCGTAGCTCAGCTGGATAGAGCATCTGCCTTCTAAGCAGACGGTCACAGGTTCGAGTCCTGTCGGGTGTACGAATTAAATTAAATGTCCGCGCTTATCGACATAGACGGTTATGAAACTAAAGGGATTAAGATCGACCCTAACGGTACAGAGGGAGAGATCATGGAGCTCCATGGGCTACTCGTTGTACTCCCAAAGAAACCAAAGCGATCGGAGATTCTCTTCCATGAAAAGCCAAAGGCAATGCAGATGTGGCAACGCATTGCTATGCCCGAAGAACTGCAAAGGATTCGCAGTATGGATGAGTGGCTCGAAAGACCTTCCGAGTTTCGAAAGAAGTTTCGTTCTTACATCGAACAAGAGTTTCAGCGTAGGCGCGACGGTGTGTGGTTTTACAATAATGGGGTCCCTACGTATATTACAGGGAGACACTATATGTTTCTACAATGGTCTAAAATTGATATCGGATACCCATCATACCTCGCTTTCCAAAAAGAAATCTTTCTGCACATGGCTGCTTGCGAGGCTGATCCCCGCTGTTTCGGTCAGCTTTATACTAAGTGTCGTCGTTCTGGCTACACTAATATATGCTCTGCTGTGCTTGTGGACGAGGCTAGTCAGGTTAAAGAGAAGCTGCTGGGCATTCAGTCAAAGACTGGTAAAGACGCTCAGGAAAACATCTTCATGAAAAAGGTGGTTTCGATTTTTAGAAGCTACCCTTTCTTTTTCAAACCCATCCAGGACGGTACCACTAACCCCCGCATGGAACTAGCCTTCCGTGAACCCTCAAAGCGTATTACGAAAAACAACAAGACCTCCCACAGGGGAGACGCGCTCAACACCGTCATCAACTGGAAGAACACCACGAATAACGCATATGACGGAGAGAAGTTACACATGCTGTACCTTGATGAGGCGGGAAAGTGGGAGAAGCCTACGGACATACGTGAAGCATGGAGGATTGAGCGAACCTGCTTGATAGTTGGTAAGCGCATAGTTGGCAAGGCCCTCTTAGGTAGTACAGTGAACCCCATGGGTAAGGGGGGAGAGGAATACAAGGGTCTGTGGGAAGACTCAGATCCCAACGAAAGAAACAACAATGGCAGGACCAGATCGGGCTTGTATCGAATATTCATCCCAGCATACGAGGCGCTAGAGGGCTTCTTTGATAAGTATGGAAGCGCAGTCGTAGACAACCCTCCGAACCACATCTCTAACATGACCCGTCGCATAAAGTTTCGTGGTGATATAATAGGTATAGACGGGGAGGTCATAGATCAGGGGAGCAGGTCGTATTTAAAAAACGAGAGAGAGTCATTTAAAGATGACCCCTCCGAGCTCAATGAGATTATCAGGCAGTTTCCGTTTACCGAAGATGAAGCATTCAGAGACAGCATCGACGGTAGCCTGTTTAATATCGGGAAGATCTACCAGCAAATAGAGCACAACGATAGCCTTTATCCCAACCCAGTTGTACAGGGCAACTTTGTGTGGCGCACAAAAGATGAAGAGGTGGTGTTCTCCCCAGATCCAAATGGAAGGTTCCGAGTAGCTTGGCTTCCGCCTGATCACCTCAGAAACAATAAGGCAGACGAGCGCGGCAAGCGAGTTCCGCCTAACGGACACATCGGGGTAGGCGGAGTTGACTCTTATGATCTAGATGCCACGGTAGATGGCAGGGGCTCGAAGGGTGCGCTTCATATGTACAACAAGTTCAACATGGATGTGCCGCCGAATATGTTTGTTGTGGAGTACGCTTCTCGTCCAGACCTAGCTAGCATCTTTTATGAAGATGTTTTGATGTGCGCATTCTTTTATGGTTATCCCCTGCTTATAGAGAACAACAAGTACGGTATCGCAAGATACTTTGAATCAAGAGGTTACGACGGTTACTTAATGGATCGTCCTCAGCATTTGCGTAACCCTAACTCATCTGGGAACGTAAGAACTAAAGGTATCCCCTCAAACTCTCAAGACGTAATTCAGTCTCACGCTCAATCCATCGAGGCTTATATTCACGATCACGTAGGAATTAGAGCGGAGACAGGAGAGATGGGGAACATGCCTTTCAATAGAACGCTAGAAGATTGGATTGCGTATAAGATCGACAAGAGAACTAAGTTTGACTTGACCATTAGCTCTGGTTTAGCCTTACTAGCAGCACAAAAGCAAAAGCAAAAGAAGGTAAAGTCCGACTTTAACGACAAGAAGTTTTTTAGGACATACACCCCCAAAGTCTGGCACTCCTAGTTTTACTATATTTGCATTGAGTTAAAATAACTCCAACATTGCAGATGTATAGTAACACTAAAAAATCTTCTAATTTTCCTGACCCCTTGGCTTCCTCTGAGGAAAAGCAAGGCAGGGAATATGGCCTTAACTACGCCAAGGCTATATACAATCAGTGGGGAAAGATAGATCAACAGAATTCAGCTTACGGGAACAGAAGAAAGACTTTCGAGAAAAACAGAAGGTATGCCAACGGGACACAAGACACCGCTATCTATAGGTCGCTTCTTACTTCTCTGGATCCTAACAATGGCGATGGGAGTATGCTCAACCTGGACTTCACTCCAGTTCCTATCCTTCCTAAATTCGTAAGGATTGTAGTTAACAAAATATTGTCGCTCAACCCATACCCTAATTTAGAAGCTGTTGATCCCCTCTCCTCTTCTGAAAAGGATATGGAGAAAAAGAAAGTTGAGTTTTCTGTAAAGTCCAAGAAAGCCCTACAGGGATTAAAAGAGGGATTGGGTGTTGAGATCAATGGCGATCCTGATTCTATTCCAGACACCCTAGAGGAGGCTGAGATCTTTATGGGGACGAACGTGAAGGCTTCTTCTGAAATAGCTGCCCAGATAGCCACAAACCTTACTCTTACTTGGAATGACTTTAATGAGTCGATCTTGAGAAGGTGCGTCAACGATCTGGCCGTCCTGGGGATAGCCGTAGTGAAAAGAGACAACGATCCTCAGTACGGATTGAAGACCGAATATGTAGACCCTTCAAATTTCATACACAGCTTCACAGAGGATCCAAATTTCGGGGACCTAGTATATGCTGGTCAGGTCAAGCACATTCCCATCCAGGAGCTCAAGAGAATGGCTGGAGATCAGTTTACAGAAGAGCAGTATAAAACCATAGCTCAAAGAGCTCAAAAAAAATATGGGTATGATGCTGGTAAGCTTACCCAGTCCTCTTATGATAAGGTAAATAACGTTTCCAGGTTTGGGTACGATGAGTACATGATTGAAGTCTTGGACTTTGAGTTCATGGGGGTTGATTGTGAATACTACGAATCCAAGGAAAGCAGATACGGGAACGTGGGGTTTTACGCAAAGGGAGAAAGATATAAGGCGCCAACCAACTCTGTATTTAATAGGGAGATTACCAAGCTGGAGACCTCTTCGGTTTATGGCGGGTGCTACATCCTTGGCACTGACTTCTTGTTTAACTATGGGAAGAAAAACAATATGCCTAGGAATATTCACGATATTTCTAGAACAAATCTTTCCTACTCTGTTTGCGCTACCAATCTGCTCGACATGATGCCAAAGTCTATGGTGGACAGCTGCATTGGTTTTGCGGATCAGCTTCAGCTCACTCACCTAAAGATTCAACAGGCTGTCGCTAAGGCCAAACCTGATGGTATCATAATTGACATTGAGGGTCTGGAGAACGTCCAACTAGGAAGGGGAGGAGAGCTACAGCCTCTTGACCTGCACGATATCTATGAGCAGACGGGTGTCTTTTATTATAGAAGTAAGAACCCAGAGGGTGGATTCCAGAACCCACCCATCAGAGAGATCGGTAACAGCATTCGAAACATCAACGAGCTTATTGGTTTGTATAACCACTACCTTCGAATGATCCGTGACGCTACGGGTATCAACGAGGTAATGGATGCTTCAACCCCTAAGTCTGACTCTTTAGTTGGTGTTAGACAGCAAGCCTTGGCTGCGGCCAATAACGCCATATACGATATAACAAACTCTTCTATGGTTTTGTACAAGAAGGTCTGTTCAGACATCGTGAAGTGCGTTCAGGTTATTCACCCAGATTCTGTTCTGTATAAAATTTATGAGAACGCGGTGGGTAAAGAAAACATGAGCGTTCTTAGCTCGTTTAGAAATCTGGCGATGTACAACTTTGGCGTTACGGTCGTCAAAGACATGGAAGAGGCGGAGCGTCAATACCTTGAGCAGAACATTCAGGTTGCCCTTGGTCAAAGAGAGATTGACCTTGAGGACGCTATTGCCGTCAGACAACTAAAAGATTTAGGTCAGGCAGAGCGGCTTTTGATTGTTCGCAGGAAAAAGAGAATGGCTACGAACCAACAAATCGCGCAACAGAACTCAGCGCAACAAGCTCAGGTTCAGCAGCAGTCTGCTCAGGCGGCTTCTCAAGCAAGGCAGCAAGAGTTGCAGATGGAGGCACAGCTCAAAGCCCAGGAGATGCAGCTTAAGGCACAGCTTGAGGCTCAGCTAGAGCAGGTGAAGCACGGCTTCAGGAGAGAGATCGAAATGATCAAAGCCCAGGCCACTCTCGGGTTTAAGGAAACTGACGAAAACTTTAGAGAGAAACTTGAAGTATTAAAAGAAGACAGGAAGGACGAACGAGTGGTAAAGCAGGCTGAAGAGCAAAGCAAGCTTATTTCTCAAAGACAAAACCAAGCCCAAACAGAACTATAATGGCGCAAACAATAAACTTAGATACTTCTCAGAGGGTAGACATTACTTGCAAAAAAGGCGACACCTTTGATTTGTCTTTGACGCTGAAAGATAATTCAGCCACTCCAGCCTCAATAGTCGCTAATAACGACACCTTTAAAATGGAGGTTAGAAGTACTGATGATGGCGGGACGGCATATTCATCATCTGGTGACAGCAATGCTGAGATCATACTGAGCACTTTGGATAATGATTCCGACAGCAAGCACATATCTGTAAAAGACTCTGCTGGAACTACCTTGACAAGCGATGATGCTAAACAAGCACCCACAGATGGTATCGTTAGGTTTTTCGTTACAGCCGCTAATATGGCTTCTGCACCTGCTGGTCTTTACGTTTACGACATTGAGATGACGGATAATAGCTCTGTACCATCTAATAAAGTCACCACTTTAATTTACGGAACGTTTAAAATTAATGAAGACGTAAGTGTATAATGGCAACCAACATTACCATATCGACTGGTGGTACTACGACTGTAGTCAATGTGCCAGAGGTGCAGAACAACATTACTGTATCTAGGAATCAGATAACTTCTGCTGAGAGGGAGAAGATTTCTAATATGGTCACTCTTGACGGTGCTCAGACAATTAGTGGCGCCAAGACATTTACAGCAAATACAAACCTAAACGGATCTCTTACAGTTATAACTGGTTCAGTCCTTTCGACGGGATCAGTTACAGTAAGCAATCAGGACCTTAGTGTTACTGGTTCGGGTGACTTTTCCGTTGGGGGCACATCTACTTTTAGCGGAACCGCTACATACAACGCTGGCTTAATAGCCAACAACCTTAAATTCATAGGGAATGGTACGTCTATTCTTGCCCCAGTAGAATTTGGCGGGTTGATTCCAGACGACCTTGAGATTCGATCAAACGGTAATGTCGTTGTAAAGCTCGACTATGACAATGATGAATCTGGTCAAAAATTTAAAGTCACTGATAACAGCGGGAACGTAAAGTTTAGCGTAGATGAAGGTGGTGATGCCGAGGTCGATGGCTCCTTTTCTGCGGGGTCTGTTTCTGTGGGTGATTATACAGGCTCTCCTGTAACNGATACGGGCTACCTCCTCCCATCAAGTAAGGGTTCTGCCAGACAAGCCTTGATGATGGATGTAAATGGTCACGCCCTGGGCTTTAGGGGCATATCTTTTAGTGACATAAACGTATCAAATACCCCTCCTCCAGCTGGATCTCCACCTCCAGGTCAGATTTACGCTGAGTATTTGCTAAACTCGAATGGGAGCGAAGCAACTGGAGTAAATCACGGAGGGACAAACCTTAGTGTAAACTCCGCCACCATGCCAAACAGCGTAAAGCTGTATGTCAACGGAGACGCTAGGGTTAACGGGGCTATTCAAGTGGGGGATACATCTGGCGTTACTTACGCCTTCCCCACCACCGACGGTACAGCCAATCAGCTTCTCGCTACTAACGGTTCAGGTGCTGTCACCTTCGTTACTCCCAGCGTAACAAACCTATCTGACGTTACTAGTGCAGGATCAGGTGCTATAATCACGTCTGCTGAACGCACGAAGCTTACGGGCATCGAGACAAGCGCTGATGTTACTGACACGGCTAATGTTACTGCGGCTGGGGCGTTGATGGATTCAGAGGTGACCAACCTAGCGCAAGTCAAAGCATTTGATTCGTCTGACTACGCAACAGCTGCGCAAGGTAGTACGGCGGACAGTGCCTTGCAAAACATTAGTGAGGACACATCCCCACAGCTTGGTGGTAACCTTGATGTTAACGGCAACAAGATCGTTAGCACTTCCAACGCTGACATTGATATCGAGCCAAACGGAACTGGAGACGTACTTCTCGGAAACTTCAAGTTTGATGCTGACCAGGCGGTAGGTAGCGGCCAGGACGATTATGTTCTTACTTACGACAATAGCACTGGTAAGATTAGCCTTGAGGCTTCGGCGGGAGGTGGAGGTAGCTCCCCTTGGACAACCTCTGGTAACAACATCTACTACAACACTGGCAATGTAGGTATCGGTACTGCTTCACCTTCTCAGGCTTTACACGTAAGCGGTACAGATAAGCATATCTATATCGAGGATGGCAACCTGAAGCTAGACAGGAATAACGAAGGTAGAATTGAGTTTGGTATCGCTGGTCAGATGTACGGGGCAAGCAACGGAAACACTGTATACCTTCAGAAAAGCGGAAACGACAATCGTATTGATTTTAATACTCAAACGGGCGGATTAACAGCTAGAAACACATCTACTGGTAAGTATTTCACTATCGAGTCTGAGTTGTTTACTGTAAACAATCAGGGTGCATTTAAATACGTACAGCACAGTGGGGCTAACAACAACAGCGGTAAAGTATTAGAATTTACCAACGGCAGTGCATCAGTTAACAGAGGTATCGTGAAAGTCAACGGAGACCTCAAGGTTAACGACTACACGACGGGGAGTGCGGTTCAAAGAATCAAGCTTGGAAACGACGGGTTGGTTGACATCAACGACGGTAGCAATAACGTCCTTATCTCTACAGGAAACAGCACAATTACCGCCTCTAGTACAGTAGCTGTCGGATACCAAGCTTTGACAGCACTGACTACTGGTGCGGGCAACACAGCAGTTGGGTATCAGGCTGGTGATGCCATAACCACAGCGGGTTATAACACTATTGTTGGATACAGCGCAGATGTAGGAACGTCTAACAGTAGTACCGTTATGGGTTATCAGGCTTCTGGTGCTGGAAGCGGAGTCGTCGCTATTGGCTATCAAGCACAAGGAGGTACAGTAACTAACGGTTTCCAAAACACTGGTGTAGGTTATCAGGCAAACTACAATGGCGCTTCAGAAAAAAATGTTTCGATTGGAACTAAAGCAGGTTACAGCGGAGCCGTTAGATCTGTATCTGTTGGTCATAGCGCTGGTTATAGCGGAGCGGATTACGGTGTCTTCATAGGTTTTGAAGCAGGATACAATGAAACAGGATCTAACAAACTCTACATAGAGAACAGCAACTCCGCCACCCCACTTATCTACGGGGAGTTCGATAACGACCTTGTAAGAATAAATGGTGATCTAGAGGTTAAGAACGCTTCAAGCGGCGGCGCCATTAAGTTGATGTGTGAACAAGGAACGCACGGTATAACTATTCAGTCGCCACCTCACTCTAGCGGAGCGACCTACACTCTTACTCTTCCTGACGATGATGGTAATGCTAATCAGGTTTTAAAAACTGACGGTAGCGGAAACTTAGACTGGGTAGATCAAAGCGGCGGAGTAACGAGCGTAACGGCAGGGGTAGGCTTAAATGGCGGTACAATTACTTCCACTGGCACAATCGACTTGGCTAACACGGCAGTTACAGCAGGAAGCTATACTAATGCTGACATAACAGTCGATGCGCAAGGCCGTATTACGGCAGCAGCAAATGGCACGGGCGGTGGCGGAGGGGGAGGTATATCAAATGTGGTTGAAGACACTACTCCACAGCTCGGCGGTGATTTAGACACAAACACAAAGAACATCGTCTTTGCAAAAACGTCAGCGACTGACCACAGCAGTAACGGCGACATCGTAAAAATCGGTTCAGGATCTACCACACAAGGGGAGCTTTGTTATTATACGTCAAGTGGAACCTGGGTTGCAGCAGATGCAGACGCTGCGGGGACAGCTGGTGGAGTGCTGTTAGCTATCGCTTTGGGTACTGATCCTGACGTAGACGGCATGTTGCTGCGCGGAATGTATACGCTTGATCATGATCCAGGTACGATTGGGGATGAGCTATATGTATCTACCACGGCTGGAGATATTACGGGAACTGCACCTTCTGGAACTGGAGATATCGTTCGTGTTATAGGCTATTGCCTTGACAGCGCCAACGGACAAATTTGGTTTAATCCTTCTAATGACTTTATTGTTCTTGCATAAACATGCCAAACATAGCATCACATAACGGAATAGACGTGGGTAACATAGCATCAATAAACGGACAAGATATTGCAGCTTCTGGTGGGGCTTTTAATCCTGTGGCTGGAACAGGTACATATACAGAGACTGTCCCTACCTCTGGATTGATACAGATGGGAGGGGCATACAGGCAAGTCTACAACGAAGCAGCCGCCAGCGGAAAGAAAAGCGGAGGCGACCATGTTACTGGGTTTGTCATGGGGGCAGATATAGTTAGAAACTACTCTTCAGACGTCAATGGTATCCACGCTAGAGCTGCTACGCCATTTACCCCAACCGTATCAAAACTGGCGGCTTCAAACTATTCAATTCATATCATAGATACAGATGGAAAGATGTGGATTGCGGCTTCAGGAACCAGTCTATGGGGCGGCTCAGGGAGTCCCACGCGGAGGACCTTCACTCAGCTTACGGGGGTTGGCGACTCTGATACGGGGTGGACAGACATATCCGCCTGTGCTTCTACTGCACTAGCTATAAACTCTGGAAAGCTTTATGCTATCGGCAACAATAGTTACGGAAAGTTCGGCAATGGTTCAACTAGTTCGTCTTACAATAATTGGACTCAAATAGGAACAGATAGCGACTGGGTTAGCGTATCTCTCGGCAACAATCATGCTGCTGCTATTAAGGGGTCAAGCAACGTGCTTTACACTACTGGTCGAAACGCCGATGGAATGACTGGTCATAACACGCAGTCAGGAAACACAACTACGTGGACTGCTGTAGATGCTACAAACCTTGTTAATGCTACAAACAATAATTTTTCTTTTGTCGATGCAGGTTATCACCACACAACTGGGATTCAAAGCGGCAGGGCCTTTGGTTGCGGAAGATGTGACAGCAACGAACAATTAGGTCAAAACTTAAACTCTGATCAAAACATCATGGTTCAAACTGGTTCTGTTGGCGGCACCCTTCAGACCGACTGGACTAAGTTTTACGCTAACTACTACTCTTCACACTTGATTAACTCTAGTGGTCATTTTTACCACCAGGGTGATGGGATATATTACCTGAGTGGAGACGGAACTCAGGATGATCATAAGGCTGGAGACGCTGTAAGAACGAGTACCTGGACTGATGCTGAAGACATCTACTATGCACGAGGTACATACATAGTCAAGTATCTTATCATAAAAAGATCTGGCAAGCTCTATTACGTTGGGTATACAAGAGAGGGAAATATACCACCTAATAGTACCAGCGGGACATATATAACAAGCCCAACTTTACTTATAGACTCTCAGATAAACGGACAAGCTGCCATTATAAGACCAGATTCAAACAACGCCGAATCGTTAATCGCTCAATATCAATAAAAATGGCTACATATACCGTAAATATTACTTCTGAGTCTGATTTAGAGGAAAGCTGGAATGACGATAATTGTCCAAACTTTTCTTTTGGGTTCAACGAATCTTCGTTAGACGAGTGCATTAAAATTAACGAAACAACCTGGCGAGCTACTTATGAAAGTATGGAGTTGTCTTCTCCAAAAACATACACCTACTTGGATATGGTAAATGGAGGAGAAATTACTTACACGCTTGCGGCGGGAGAGTACGGTATTAAACCGTAATCATTATATTTGCACTAAACTTTTTAATCATGGCATTTGCATTTGAATCTAAGTCCTGGAGTTTCACAGGCACAAAAGAGTTTGAGGATGGTGGATTCACCCTGCTCAACCCAACAGTTTCTGTTTTATCCTCTACAATCCAGGGCGACAACGTATACATCGCTTTCAAGGCTGTAGAAAACAGCGGGGTTTTTGTTCATCAGTTGAACGTACACTATAACAATTCTGGTGGAGAGACTAATCTCGACACTATCGTGGATGCAGCTGTTGCAGCAGCCTTTCCAGACTTCACGCTCGACTCATAAAATATTCTGATTCGACAGAAGAAGGCCCCTTGTGGGCCTTTTTTTATTTTTATTACCTTTGCTAGATGGCACTGAGTAAAAGCGAAAAAGCAAAGCTTAAGAGGTACGGTCTTTCTGGTTTAAGTAAGCCTAAGAGAACATCAAGCGGCAAGAAGTCGCACATCGTTGCTGTTCGCGTAAACGGCAAGGTCAAGATCATTCGCTTTGGTCAGAGAGGAGCTAGCACAGCTGGCAAACCTAAGAAGGGAGAGAGCGCTCGCATGAAGGCGAAGCGTAAGTCATTCAAGGCCAGACACAGAAAGAATATTGCTAAAGGTCCTAGTAGCGCTGCTTACTGGGCAAATAAGGTTAAGTGGTAATGAATGCTGTCAAGTACAATAAGGGCGGTAAGCTCAAGGTTAGTTCCGCTACGAAGTCTGTTCCAGCACCTGCTGGTTTTCATTGGATGGTGGATCGGGGTAGATACTTCCTTATGAAAGGAGATTACAAACCACATCCTGGCGCTGTTAAAGAAGCCAAGTTCAAACTCGTAAACCATGCCTAATAATAATCCATCTCGGCACGGGGATTTTGATAAAGCGGGCCAGTCTTATTTTGATGGCGATATGTTTGGAACCATTGTTGGTGCCTTGATTTCTAGGGCTAATGAAATGAAGGACAGAGACGCTGTTAGAAAAGCGATCACTGAAGGCTTTCCTGAAACCCCTAAGTCTAGTACGAGGAAGTACCGAAAAGGAGGTAAGTTCAATCCTAAGTACACTCGTGGTAGCTCTAACGTAGCCAAGAGAAAAAAGCTTATGGCTGAAATCGCCGCTATCTACAAGAAGCATAGAGGCACTAAGTCAAAGAGAAAGAAGAAAGGATTCCCACCCGCTGTAGCTGCTCGACTCAAGAGGCTCATGGCACAAAGAGATAAAATATGAAACTCAAAAAGCCAACAGAAGATCAAGTAGGATTAAAGATGCTCCCAGAAGATGTGAGAAACAAGATGGGCTACATGGAAGATGGTGGCGTATTGAAGTACAGGAAAGGGGGTAAAGTCAAGAAGAAGAAAAAGAAGAAGAAGGGTGGAGGAATGGCTGGGTTGTCTGCGGCACAGAAAGAAGTGTACCGTAGAGGCTTGGCTGCATATATGTCTTCTGGTAATAGACCGAAGGTGTCTCAACACGCCTGGGCTATGGCTAGAGTAAAGAGCGCTTTTGGAAAGCGTGAAGCGGCTAAGATTCGTGCCAAGAAGGCCAAGAAGAAATAGTTTATATATTTGCATTCAATTAAATAAAAATGGAAGAAAATACACAACCCGTAGAAGCAGTGGAGCAAGAAGCTCCCGCCTCTGCACCCGAACCGTCATTTAGTTTTGTCTCTGATGAAGAAGTGGCGGCCATGCAACAACCTCAAGCCCCAGCCGCAGAGCAACAGCCTACGGTAGAGGCTACCCCAGAGGTGCAACAAGAAATTACCGAAGAGCCTGTGGCCGTACAACCAGAGGCTCAACGAGAATATGCGCCAGAACAAGTCGAGGGCGCGGTGTTCGAATTCCTTAGCGAAAGGCTTGGGAGAAACATCGCTTCATTTGATGACCTTCAGGCGCAACAGCAGGAGCAAAGAGAGCTAGATGAACGCATCTCTGTAATCGCTGACTTCGTAGAGA